GGTATATCCTGTTGTAGATAATATAGAGGACTTAATAACTAAAGCATTTTTTTCACAGAGAGGGTCTAAATCAGCGGTAGTATATCCGATAATAAAAGGTTCGGAATTTATTGCCATTGTAGGTTTTGAATGGACCCATAAGGTTGAGAAATTGGATAATATATTTTCCAAAATCGAAACAGATGTAAAGTCAATGGGAGATACCCTTTCTAAATTATTGTAAGGAGCCATTATGAGTTCTGAATATAACGAGGAATTTGACAATAAACAAAATTTATTGAGTGAAGAAGAAAGTTCGAGTCTAAATACATCAGGAATAAAAAAAGGAAGAAAAACTATAAAAAATAAAATCCAATTTCAATTAACATTGAATGAGGAACAAAAACGAATAAAATCAGAAGCACTTCGTGATGATATTTCTGTTTTTGTTGGTAAAGCTGGTTCTGGTAAAACATTATTAGCAACACAAATTGCTTTAGAATGTCTTTTTTACCGTGAGGTAGAACGGATAATAATTACAAGACCAACCGTATCAAACGAAGACTTGGGATTTCTTCCTGGTAATATAAAAGAAAAAATGGATCCTTGGTTAGCACCTATACACGCAAATATGTGTATGCTTTATAGCAAAGAAAAAATTGAAAAGTTAATGGCAGAAGATAAGATAGAAATTGCTCCTATTTCATTTCTTCGTGGTAGAACATTTGTAAATGCCTGTGTTGTAGTTGATGAATCACAGAATGTAACTAAGGCACAAATGGAAATGATATTATCTCGTCTTGGTATCAATTCAAAGATGATGCTAACTGGTGATATATCACAAATAGATTTGAAACAGAAAAAAGATTCTGGATTGCCATATTTATTTAGTATGAAAGATAAGATACAAGGATTAGGGGTTTATGAATTAAAAACAAACCACCGTCATCCTATTGTTGATGATATATTAAAGTATTTTGATGAAAATAAAACCGAGAAGTAAATGGTAGAAATTCCTATTTGGCCTGGTTCATCTAGTTTTGCAACAGGTAGCACACCGTTTGGAACTTTTGATAATGATGCTGATTTTCAAGCAGACATAGATAAATTTTCAGATTGGTGTGCAAAGAGATTGGGTTATCCATTAGTTGATATAGAATTGCAAGATGTTAATTTTTACACTTGTTTTGAAGAGGCAATATATGAGTATTCATATCATATAAATCAGTTTAACATACAACAGAATCTTTTAAGTATAATGGGTTCATCAACTGCTTCAAATTTAACGCAAAGAAATATATCTACAAATATGGGTGGTTTAATACAACTTGCAACAGAATATGGTAGTGAAACTTTTACAAATGGTAATGTAAAATTTTATTCATCATCCATTGATATTGAAGTTGGAAAACAAAGATATGATTTGAATACTTTGATTCGTGACATAAAAGTTCCAAGTAGTTCAATAGAAATTAAAAAAGTTCACCATTATTCTCCACCAGCATCCATTCGTTTTTATGATCCATATTTGGGTAATCAGGCAATGCTTGATACATTTGGATTTGGTGCATATTCAACCGGTGTATCATTTATGTTAATGCCCATGTATGCAGATCTATTGCGTGTTCAGGCGATTGAGTTTAATGACATGATGCGTAAATCTGCATATTCTTTTGAAATAATTGATAATGATTTGCGTATATTCCCCATACCAACTAAAAATTACAAATTGTGGATAGAATATATTGTAAAAGAAGAACGAAGTGATCCATTGAAATACCCAAATGGTCAAGTGTCAGATATGTCAAATGCTCCGTATGATTTTATGGTATATTCACAAATAAATTCTGTTGGAAAGAGTTGGATATATTCTTTTGGATTGGCGCTTGCAAAAGAAATGTTAGGATATATTCGAGGAAAATATGGTAGTATACCAATTCCAAATGGTGAGACATCATTAAATGCTGCAGATTTATTGGGTGCCGCTGGAACTGAAAAACAAGCATTGGTTGATCAATTAAGAACAATGTTAGACACAATGACTCGTTCAAAATTGTTAGAGGCAAAAAGAATGGAAACAGAAGCACTTGCTGCTAGTCTAAATGGAACACCTTTAGCAATTTACATAGGATAATACAATGCCATTATTTCACGGACAAAGAGATGCCGGACTTGTTCATAAATTCAACATGGAATTGATAGTTGATATTATTGACACAGAAGTTGCAGTGTATAAACTTTCTATTGAAAACACAAAAACTAATTTGTATAATGAATCTGATAAAAAGGTGTATTATAGTGCTATAAAAGTTCCTGCTTTAATAGACTATCAACCACAAACATATGAAGGAACGGAATTTGGTCAAGATTTCCAACAAACATCAAATTTCGCATTCATACGAGAATACTTGAAAGAAGTTGATATTTTTATAGAAGTTGGTGATGTTATAGAATACAATGGTGAATGGTGGGAAGTAGATGCCATTCAAGAAAATCAATTCTTTGGTGGAAAAAATCCTGATTATTCTTTTGCAACTGAAAGATGGGGACACAATGTTTCTATCATTGCAAATACACACTTGACAAGAAGATCTAGATTGCACATTGAAGAATTTAGACCGGCAGTTCCTATTGATAATAATGATATACCGAGTAACATATAATGAATAACTCTAGCAAATATAGAAAACCCCCATTGAGAAGAACACGGGATTCTTTTATTGATGACAAAAATTCTATACAAAATCCTAGATATGATTTAGGTCAAATGCGTCACTTGCAGGTTAGACGTGATAAAGATACTACTCGTAATATGGGTATAACTTTATATGACATTGATTTTGCAGTGAAATCATTTATAGATCAAAAAATACAACTTTCAGTTGAGGATAATGGTCAATCTGTGCCAGTTCCAACGATATACGCTAATCCTGAAAAATGGGCATCTATACAAAAAGATGGTTATTTGAAAGATAAAAAAGGAAAAACTATAACACCTTTGATAACATTTCGTAGATCAAATGTTGCTATAAATTCTGTTCTCCGTAGAAATAAAGTTGCAACCATAAATCAGATTGCATACATAATGAAACAAAAATACAATAAATCAACACCTTATGATAAATTTAGCACTCAATATGATGCTAAAAAACCGGCAGAGTATTTTATGACTCCAATGCCAGATTATGTTGATGTTTCTTACGATTTCATATTGTGGTGTGATTACCAAAGTCAATTAAATTTTATTATAGAAAATTTCATATATTTCAACGGTCAGTCTTTCGGTGATAAAAACTTTTTCAAGTTTTCTACATTTATGGATAGTGTTAGTATGGAAGACAGCAATACTACTGGTCAAGATAGAGTAGTTAGGGCATCTTTCCAATTACTCGTTCATGCTTATCTATTACCGAAAAACATTGCATCACAAATGACAACAACACGATTGGTAACTGCAAATAAGATAGTATTTGTTTCCGAGGCATTTAGTGACATAAACACTATTACTGCTAAAAACCGTCAAGAAATCGCAGAAAATAACGAAGAATTTGGTTCAATAAACACGGATCAAACACCAAGAGTATTGCCACCAGGACAAACAGCAGCTGGTTTCCAACGATTGAACTCAAGATCTGCAGAAGACTTACTGAAATACTATCAAGAAAAAGCACAACAATTGGCAAATAATCCTGCTTTCAAAAAACAAACAGATGTATTTGGTATTGGACAATTTGGTGGCGGACAATTTGCTGGTAGAGATTTGAATGCCGCAAAACAATCGGGAGATTTTGAAATAGTAGATTTTGAAATATCATCCGAAAACAGAAACTTACCAACAGGAGATAGTGGAATAAACAAAGAAAATCTTGATAAATTTACAAAATCACCGGGTGTTAAAACAAATGAAGTTGATAATACTGATTGATAAATGTAATTTTGAAAGATTTATTACATATTTATAGATGTTATTTATACACAATTTAAGAGGTTTCATATGTCAGAAAACATCGAACAAGTTTCGGAAAAAGAGTTTCATCAAGAAGATATTGATGCAGTAAAATCATTGCAATCAAAGTATGCAAGAACAACTGCACAAATTGGTCAAGTTGAAATTGAGTTATATCTTCTAAACAAAAGATTAGAACAAACAAAAGAGTTGCGAGAAAAATTATTTTCAGATTATGCAAATTTACAAAATGATGAATCAGAACTCGTTAAAACATTAAATGAAAAGTATGGTGATGGTGTTCTTGATATAGATTCTGGTAAATTTATTCCATCTGAATTATAGTTTCGATTTTTTCTTTCATATTTATATGAAGACTTAATTCTATAATTTTTTGGAGATAATAAGTGGCTAATGAAAGAATTGTAAGTCCTGGCGTGTTTACTAATGAAAATGACCTTTCATTCCTTCAACAAGGTATTGGTCAAATTGGTGCTGCACTTATAGGACCAACGCTTAAGGGACCTGCGTTTGTCCCAACGGTTGTTCAGGGTTACAACGATTTTGTAACAAAATTTGGTGGAACATTTGAGCAATCATACTTACCGTATACCGCTAAAAACTATTTGAATAATGCTGGTAGTACAACCATTATCCGTGTTCTTGGTTCTGGTGGATATTCACTGACACATCCTATAGCACTTGTTGCAACTGGTTCATGGGGTAAAAAATTGATTTCAATGTTACACCCAACATTTGCTGTTACAAGTGATGGATCAACTTCATTGTTTAAGGATTCAATTTTAGCATCAAATGCAAGTGGTAGTTTTGTTTTGACAGTAGCTGGTGATTTCCTCACCGATACTTCATCGTTTACTAATGCAACAAATGAAGATGGTGTTCCTTTCAGCGCTTCTATTGACCCAGAAACTACATCTTATATTGGTGATTTGTATGGATATAACCCATATGGAACTCATGCTGTTTACAACTATGTTAATTTTAGATACCAAGCATCTGCATCACTTGCAGCTGATCCAGCAACAACAGTTTTAATAGAAACTGGATCAAGTTCACCACCGTGGAACTTCTTACAAGATTATTCAGAGGCATCTACACCTTGGGTAACATCTCAAAAGATTGGTGCTACAAAAACTGATTTGTTTAAGTTTCACACTCTTTCTCATGGTATTCATTCTAACTATGAAGTAAAAGTTGGTATTGCAAACATTCGTACAGCTGGGACAATAGCTGGATCTGAATATGGTGATTTTGATGTTGTTGTTAGATTTGTTGATCAATCTAATTTACCACAAACACCTTTTAACACCGAAGATGAAGATATTAGACCGTCAATAGTTGAAACTTTCA